CTCTTTGTTTATGTTAATGCCGTATAAATTTTGACTTAATGGATGAGAATATATTACTTTTCTTATTTGAAAAGGAGAATATTTGCCATATAGCTCAATCTCCTCTTCAATCATTAATCTAGCCCTTACTCCCATAAGTTGATTATTTATATTATAATGTGGCATTATTATTTTTTGTTGTAGTGTGCTATATAATATGCCGTACTTATACATAGATTCAATACTTATTCCTTCATTTATCCAATCTTTCCAATACATTTTTTGAAAAATATTTAAAATACTATTATCATAAAAATCTTTTTGCTTATTTATATCTCCTTTCTTTTTTCTTTTGATGTTGTTTATAAAACTCCAATCATTTATCATTTCATTTTGTTTTCCAAAACCTTCAGTCAAAGTAGAAAAATTTAATTGAATGCATATCCAATTGATTGCCTCAATAAAGGAATAATTCTTGTTTCTGCAAACCAATTCTATAATATCAAAACCATCTCCGCAATCAGTAAAACAATGAAAAAATTTACTTTCTTTATAGTAATATAATTTGTGTTTTTCTCCATGGTGACAAATTGTTTTGAAGATTAATGCCTCATCCGTGTCTATATAATCATCTGAACCCATTCTCCCTACTAGTTTTATAATATCAAGATCATTAATTTTAGCTTTTAATTCTTGTGCATTTAACATAATCTGCACCTATTCTTCAAGTTTTATTTTATTAAATTCTTCAATGAGTTCTGTTGCACTACCTTCAATTTCGATTTTATCACAATTTCCAACATCGTCTAATTGAAATTCTATAATAGTCTTCTTAATGTCAGAAATTAATTCGAAATCTACAGTGGTCACAAAACAGTCAATTTCTCTTACAGTTCCCATATTTATTTTTGTCCAAACAATAATATTTTTCCATTTTCCTCCTCGATTTTTAATGATATAATAACCCATATTTGGCTCTGTATAAAACCCGTTGTCTAATATTGGTTTTAGTTTTTGTAAATCAGCACTACTAGCAGGAAGAGCAAGAATACCATAGTCAGGTTTTTCTAAAATGGCCTTACTTCCTTTTAAAGCATTTCCATCTTTTTCTTCTTTCCAATTAGAGGACAATTGTGTTGAACTTCCGAGAAATATCTCATATTTATTTGCTAGTTGTTTTAGAGCAGCGGAGAATAAAAATAAAATTTGGTCTGTTCTTAATTTTACTCCTGTTTTTTGACCGTAGTATGCATATAGACTTGGAGAATCATTTATGTAATCAAAGAAACAATGTGTGATATTTTGATTGATAATATATTGTTCAATGGTTTCTTCAATAGTCTCAATAGTAAAATCTGGTTGATATTCACCATAGAGTAAACTTTCTTTAACAATTTTCCCTGCTTCATAGATAACAAGCTCTTCTTCAGGAGTAATATCCTTCCATTCAGTCAATCTGTCTTCATCTATTCCCGAAATATGAGCCAATAAACATGTTTGCAACTCTTCCTTTGACAATTCTGTAGAAATAAATAACACTGGTGATTTTTGCCCTGTAGATAACCAAATGTGCTTATTCCAGTCAAATAGTTTATCTGATGAAATATTACATGCTTCTGCCAAGGAGTTTCTAGTTTTTCCTCCCCCACTTACTGAACTTCTAATCATACATTTCTTAGGTCTTAACCCTCTAAAGATAGTGGTCATATATCCACTTTGCATAGGATACCCATAACTTGTATCTTGGTTTTTACAATCTTCAATTATATCCTCAATCCCATCACCTGCATGAAAATTGTAATTATCTCCAAAGTTTGTTTTCCACAGATTTTTGAACTCTTCAAATTTATTTAAGAATTTACCTAATACTTGTTTGCTATCCATTTGATTGAAAGTCGCTAACTTATGCTCATCACTTTCATCATAAATGAAATTAATATCCATTTTTAGTTTTTCTATAGCCATTCTTAATATGGAAAATTTTCTAACAGTATCATAATACAATCCGATATTTGGGATTTTATCTACTGTTTCTTCAATTGCTTTTTCAATGTATAATGATCCATCATTATTTGTCCATAGTGCCAAAGCTGAAGGGAATTGAGATAACTCGTTTTCTATTTCTAAAGAAGTTATTTTATCTACTGTTGATCGTTTTGCAATGTTGTAAATAGTTCCATAAACCATTCGATGAAATGTTTCTGAATAGTCATTAGGGTTAGTTTCATATTTTTTATCTAAAATTAATCTTGGATTATTACAATAGACACCTAATAAAAGGAATATATTTCTCTTATCAACTAGACCCAATACATCCATTAATCCACCTCCTCAACTAAATCATCAATATTAAATAAAAAACTATCTTTTTTGGCATATACTTTTTCTAAATTTACCTTTACTTCATTTACTGTTTCCTCTTGATTTGCATTTTGTACACTATTGGTTATTTTCCCTTGTTGCAAAAAATAACTTTTAGATTTTTCATAATTATACTTAACTAAAGCAATCCCATATTTAATCTCACTAAAAGATTTACATTCAATTGCTTTAATAAACCACAAACAATAAGTCATCCCACCATATGTATACCCCAGTTGATCTTTGTATTCTTTTATTTGTTTCATTATCAAACCCGTAGGTTTTTCTATGTTTAAATACTCACAAATGGTTTTAATTAATAAATTATAGTCCTGTGTACTGGCAACGATCTTATCATAACATTCTTTGCAATAGGACTTACCACTATGAACAAACTTCTCTTCTTTGGATATTTCTAATACACAACTTTTACATTTTGATTTTCTTGCCAGTATGCTCACCTTCCTTATATCAAGAAGAGGGAAGCTATGACACTTCCCTTATTAAATTTTATCTTAGAGTAGTTTATATTTAGTTGCTAACTCTTCTAACTCCATTACAACAACTTTTGCCAAATCTAATTGTGTTTCTTTTAAACTGTCAAAAAGTTTGGGAGTTCCGTCTTCTTCAGAGCCAATATTCTTTTTTAGAACAACCATAGCTTCTTCTAAGTATCCATTTTGTGCTAATAATCCACCTAACTCACTACCTCTTTCCTTAATATCTTTAAATAAAGTTTCTTCTTCATATTGAAAAATAGTTGTTTGAGTAGTTGTGTTTCCTTCACCTAAAGCACTAATAGCAGTTTCTAGTGTCTCCTTCAACTCCTTGGTATTAATTCTTACTGGTAAGTTAAAAGTGTCTTTAAGGTTGGGTAACATTGGGTTTGAATTAAAAGTAACAAATCGCTCTTCTATACCCTCAACTGCCTCTTTCCACATATAACCAACTAAGAAAGCACCTTCTTTTATGTAACTTAAAGAATTTTTTGATAATTTCATATCGATCTTTTTGTTTTTATTTTCATCCATCCCTGGAAGAGATTGTGCCACAAAATGAACTGGATAACCTAAATTTCTTAAATCTCCAATTGCTCTTAGAATCTTTTTGAAATATTGAGTTCCTTTTCCGAAAGTTCCCACTTCAGCAAGAATAGCAACATCATGACCATCGGTAACATATTGTTCTGCCATCTCTTCAAATTTATCTACAGTATCTACTACTAAGCAAGAAAATTTCTCTTTAAGTTTTGGATTTTTCAACTGTGAGATTGTACTTTTTAACTCTGCCACGTTATTAATCTTAATAGCCATGATGTTGGGAATATTTTGATAGCGATCTTCAAACATTAAGAATAATGGAACTCTACCATCCGTACTTAATGATTCAAGGTATTGTTTCAAGGTATATGTTTTCCCTTCACCACTATTTCCAATCCATACCATTGAGTATTGAGTTAAATCCATTGATACCTTATTTGGTTGTAAGTCTAATAAATTTGCCATATATTTTATATCCCCTTTATTTTTTATTTGAATGATTGAATAGTCTTATTTTAAAAATAAGACTATTCAATTTATAATAAATACGTTTAACGATGATAGATATTATGTTTACTTTGTAGCAAAAGGATTGAAAGCATTTGCTGTAGGTGTAGGAGATGAGTTTGAAGCGAAAGGATTACTTACTGGAGGAGCAGAATTTGTATTAGCAACTTTAGCAGGTTCATTTTTGATTTTATCTAATTTTAGTTTTCTTTTTGCTTTAGTTTGTTCGTATTCTGTTTCATCAACTTCATGCTCAATTGGCATTCCCATTGGATTTCCACCTGTAACTTCTTTCCTACTAATAGTAGTTGTGACAACCCTTACATTATCTGCACCAAAAGCCATTTTTTCAACTACTTCTGCTGTTTCTTTTGTATTAATAATTTTACCAACAAGTTTAGCATATCCCCCTTCAAAGAATCCAGCCCCCATAAAAGGTTCTGCAATTTGTTTAGGCACAACTAAATCTACTGGAATTATTGTTCCTTCATAACCTAATACATTAAGTGTAATTTTAATATTTCCAGTTGGTTCATTTTTTTTCATTTCTTCGCCTATTTTGTGAATTATCCCCTCTAGCTCAAATTTTGACTCTAATGGAGTAGTGTCAATTTGTTTCTGATCCAATCTATTTGCAAAATTTGCTTTAGGTTCAGTATATGTTTTAACCTCTCCGTCTTTTCCCTTATAATCATTTACTGTCAACTTACCTGCCCCAATTTGAACAATGTCAGCTTCATTTGGGAATTTTTCCAAAGACTTATATTCATTCATTATGGTTTCCATTCCCTTAAATAGAGAATTTTCTCCACTTCCATCTTTTTTCATTTTCTTAGAATAGTAACTTACTTCATTTTCACTTCCATCTGATGTCCTAATTATTAGACTTCCGCTGATAGCTTTTTCTTTTCCGGTTACATTTCCATCCTTATCTTTAACATCAACGTCTTTGATCTCAAATTCCTTTTTCACCAATTGACCAGTAATGAACACATTATTCGTTGTTTCTTTTAACATATGTATAATTCCTTCTTTCAATAATTTTATTTTACTATTTAATGCACATGATCTATTAAAATATAATTGAAAGAAGGTGG